AATTCATCAGGAATCTTACTTTAAGGCAAGAAGGTAATACACTGGTACTATTCCAGTTCGTTGAGAAGCATGGTAAGATCCTTCATGATATGATTAATGATAAAGATAGTGAAAGAAAAGTATTCTTTGTATATGGAGGTACGGATACCGATCAGCGAGAGAATATTAGAAGGATAACAGAAGGTGAGAATGATGCGATTATTGTTGCATCGTATGGTACATTCTCTACAGGCATAAATATTAAGAATCTTCATAACATTATTTTTGCTTCACCTACTAAATCTCGGATTAGAAACTTACAATCAATAGGTAGAGGTCTCCGTCGCAACGATACAAAAGTATCTTGTAATCTATATGACATCGGTGATGATATGTCCTGGAAAGCAAAGAAGAACTATACTCTACATCACATGGTAGAACGGATTAAAATTTATAATGAAGAAGATTTTTCTTATAAACTTATAAAGGTAGACCTTTAATGTTATGTAAATATATCAAACTCATAAGTAGCGAGAATCTTCTTGTAATGATGGATGACTGTAATGATTATGAAGATAAGAAGTATATTGATGTACATGTCCCGATAGTTATAACATCAGTAAGATTTCCTCGGGGTAGGCACATATTAGAAACATTTCACATGGAGCCCTGGATTAAGGTTACCAAGCAAGAAGTCTTCCGTATTCCTGTTAGAAATATATTAGTCATAACAGATGTGGACGAAAGCACAGAAAGATACTATAATAGGTTTATTGAAAAGACTAGTAAAGAAGACGAAACAGAAGACGTGCTAGCATCTGATGAATCTGAAGATAACACCACCAGTGAAATTACAGTGGATGATCTTATTGAAATTATGGATAACTATTCGGAAGAAGAAGAACATGACACAAATCCAGACGTATACCATTGATAAAAATGATAAGAGGGTTATGCCCGGGTTGGTACCTAAGAAGGTATTGCACTATGTGGATAATAAAAAGTTCTTTGAAGCACTAGTAGAATATAGAGCCAGTGTTGTAGAGGCAACAGCCAAGGGAGAGGAAAGACCTCGTGTTACAGAATACATTGGTGAATGCTTTTTAAAGATTGCAACACATCTCTCGTATAAAGCTAACTTTATTAACTATACATATAAAGACGATATGGTGTCAGATGGTATCGAAAATTGTCTTACTGCTGTAATTAAGTTTGACCCAGAAAGGGGAATGAATCCCTTTGCTTACTTTACCCAGATTACCTTTTTTGCCTTTGTGCGACGCATACAGAAGGAAAAGAAACAACAGGCAACAAAGTATAGGATGCTGGAGAATATCGATATTGAACAACTTATTGCACATTCAGATGGTAACGAGGAATTCGCCAACCATTTGGTAGAGATGATACGCAAACAAGTAGACACGATAGATCCAGATCGCAGACCTGCTCCGGTAAAAAAGAAGAAAAAGAAACTCGAAGAAAATCCGAATTCGCTTGATTTTGAATAGGAAATACACTATAATGAAATAGTGATAGCCTATATAATATATCGTGCCATCCCACGTAAACTATGTAGCTGTCCTTCCAGCTATCCAATAACTAGGAGTAAATATGAATCAGTTTGATCTTGTCCCAGATCCCGTCAGGCATAAGCTAATTAGTATCGCTAAGAGTCTTATCCGTATAATTGCGTTTATATCGCTCATACATACCGATATACTGCTAGCAGGTACGCTGTTGATTATTGCAGAGCTTTTTGGTATTCTTGAGGAGCTTGTTTAATGGCAAAACTAAAAGTAGCAGAGCTCTTTTATTCTATCCAGGGTGAGGGTAGATTTATGGGGGTTCCTAGCATTTTCCTTCGCATATTCGGCTGTAACTTTACCTGTAGTGGCTTTGGAATGGATAAAGGAAAGGAAAGTCATGAGCGAGATTATATTGCGGCTGAAGTTACTAAGTATGCTACCTATAAAGATTTGCCTCTTGTTAGTACAGGTTGCGATTCTTATGCTTCTTGGGACGTTCGTTTTAAGCATCTTAGTCCTGTTCTCTCTACTGATAGTATTACCGATGCAATTATGGGTCTACTACCACACAAGAGGTGGGAAGACGAGCATCTGGTAATTACCGGAGGTGAGCCTCTATTGGGATGGCAGCGCGCATATCCTGCTCTCCTCGACCATGATAATAATAAAGCATTAAAAGAGTTGACGTTTGAGACTAACGGTACTCAAGACCTTTCTAGTGAGTTTCGTAAGTACCTGAATGATAACTGGACTAAGACTCGCAAGGATAAGCTTACGTTCTCTATATCTCCAAAGCTATCAGTTTCTGGAGAAAAGAAAGAAGAAGCAATCTTACCTGAAATCGTTGCTATGTATGAATGGTTTGGTTATGCCTACTTAAAGTTTGTTGTAGCTACGCAGGAAGATGCAGATGAAGCAGGTGAAGCTGTAAATGAATATCGTAAGAAGGGGTTCAATGGGCCGGTTTATCTAATGCCATTGGGTGGTGTTGAATCTGTTTACTCTCTTAATAATCGACGTGTAGCCGAATTGGCAATGAAAAAAGGTTGGAGGTATTCTGATAGACTTCAGGTACCGTTGTTTAAAAACGAATGGGGAACATAAATGAGTTTGCAAAAGAATAAGTGTGATGCTGAACTGGGTGCTAGGGTTGAGCAGTATCTAAGGTCTAAGGGTGTACATACCCCTACGATAGAATCTGCTTTGAATGTTGAAAGTAATATTAAAATTCAAGGCATTGAGCAGAACTTTACTAATATCATGCTTCTACTAGGACTAGATCTGAACGACGATTCGTTAATGGATACTCCTAAGCGTGTAGCTAAGATGTTTGTTAATGAAATCTATTGGGGTCTTCAGACTGATAACTTCCCTAAGTGTACTGTCATTGATAATAAGATGGGGTATGATGAGATGGTTATCGAGAAAGATATTACTCTGATGACTAACTGTGAGCATCATTTTGTAGTCATTGATGCTAAGGCGCATGTAGCGTATATTCCAAAAGATAAGGTACTGGGTCTATCTAAGCTTAATCGTATTGTGGAATACTTTGCCCGGCGCCCTCAGGTGCAGGAACGTATTGCAGAGCAGATTTATCATGCGCTAAGTTTTATTCTTGGTACTGATGATGTTGCAGTAGTAATTGAAGGTACACATTATTGTGTGAAGAGCAGAGGGGTGGAAGATCATAATTCATTTACTCTTACTGCTAAGTTGGGTGGCTGCTTTAAGTCTGAACCAGATTGTAGAGCAGAATTTATGTCATTGATTAAAAAGTAACTTAAGGAGATATCCCATGGAAGGGAAATATGAAACGTTCGGAGGAATTCGAGCAAAGAATGGTAAGGTGTATTTGGTAGAGTTTACTGATAAAGAAACGAATGAGCAGTTTCTTAAATTTGGTGTAACGAGTAGCTATGATATACTGGAACGTTTTAAGACAGATGACTATAATAAGTGGAGTATAAGGCCGCTTGCATCTGCATATGGAACTAAAGAACAGGTAGAAGCTGCAGAGCGTTACTTCTTGCAAAAGTATCCTAAGAATTTTTGGCTGAAAGAAAAGATTCGTGGAGTTACTGAAGTTGTAAAACTAGATAGACCAACACGAAATAACGCTATAAAAGAAGTTAGAGAATTATCTGAAAAACTTAAATCATTGAGAGTACAAAATGAAAATCAGTCATGAATCACCGCTTTCTCTTCTTAATACTTCTCGTACTTATAACGATTACGATTACGCTCTCGTCCACCTGTTCGAGCTCGAGCCCGACTACTACAGGTTCTTCCAACAATCGGTAAATATGGGAAGGCATGTACTGCTTGATAACTCTATCTTTGAACTAGGTACATCATTTGATCCAGATAGGTTTGCCCATTATATTAAAGAACTGAAGCCTACTGAATATATTATACCAGATGTACTAGAAAATACATTAGGTACAATGGATAGTGCGTTGGACTTTGTTGAAAAATATCCCAATCTACCTGGTAAAAAAATTGGTGTTGTGCAGGGCAAGAGCTATAATGATATAGTGAACTGTTATCAGTACATGGATGAAGTAATTAAGGTTGATAAGATTGCAATATCTTTTGACTATTCTTACTACCTGGAAGTCTGCCCTCATCCTAATAAATGGATGGGGTATACAATGGGTAGAATACAGACACTTACAAGGCTATTACTAGATGGTATCATTAATAAAGATAAACCGCATCACCTACTGGGTTGCTCGCTTCCGATTGAGTTTATGTTCTATAGGACGGGGTTTGATTGGATTGAAACCATTGATACTTCCAGTCCTATCGTTCACGGTCTTCTCGATATTGTATACGAGCCTGGCGGTTTGGTTAATAAACAGTCCATTAAACTTATCGAGCTTCTCGGATCTAACCCCACAACTACCCAGATGAGACGCATTAAGCATAATGTAATGAGATTCAGAACATTCTGTCAGGGGGTGCCTTATAGTGAAATAGGTCATACGGATATTAAATATGACTTTGGACTATGGACAACTGATACCGATAAGCGCTCCGTAGATTATACAATGGCTTAATTATGAAGTGGTATGCATTCTTTAGTCAGACGGGGTCAGAGATAGTTGATCTATCTCATGCTCTCAAAAGAGTGCCTGATCTTATTGTATCGAATAATTTTGAAGAGAAGATTAAGTTTAATCCAAAAATTAGGAAGCTAGGGTCAACAGTCATGCAGGGTGAACATGACCTAATAATGACCTATTGCAGGAATCAAACGTTTATAGAACCGGAAGATGCAATTATTACCCTGCACGGTTACTTAAGAATTCTTCCTGCAGATATATGTAACAAGTATGAAATCTATAACGGGCATCCAGCAGCTATTGGAATGTACCCAGAACTAAAAGGTAAAGATCCGCAGATTAGGACCTGGGAGGGTAAATATACTAATACAGGTAGTGTGGTGCATAGAGTAACAGCTGGGGTTGATGAGGGTGAGATTATCAGTACGGTATTTGCAACTACAAAAGCAACTTCTCTGGAAGAATTATATGGCATTTTAAGGCAGACGTCATTACAATCGTGGGTAGACTTTTTAAAGATGAGGTTTAAATGAAGATAGGGATAAGTGGTGCGCAGTCTGTAGGTAAGACTACTCTACTCAATGCACTAAGATCAGAGAAGAAATTTAAGCACTATACTATTTGTGATGAAGTAACTAGAAGGGTTAAGAGTTATGGTCTACCTATTAATGAAAATGGTACAGACCTTACCCAGCAACTAATAATGCAAGAGCATATTGTGAATGCTTTTATGTATACTGAATTTATTGCTGATAGAACTGTACTCGATGGATTAGTATATACCGACTATCTCTATCATACAGAAAAAGTATCTCTTACAGCACTAGAAAATGCAGCAGCAATATTTAAAAAGGTTCAGCCTTGTTATGATATTCAATTCTATATTGTTCCAGAGTTTAGTATTCAAAATGACGGGGTAAGGAGTAATGATGTATTGTTTAGAGATAAGATTGTAGAGCTATTTAATAACCGTATTAAAGGATATAAGATACCTGTAATAAATCTTACAGGATCAGTTAGAGAACGAGTAGAGCAGGTTATTAAAGCTGTTGAAGTAAAAGAGGAATATAATGGAAGATTCTAAGAGTATTGAAGACTTTGCCTCAGTCCATCTGGGTAAAGCAGGTGATGGTACTGTTGTTAAGCCTTATGTAACCCCGGATGATGTAGATGCAAGTCTCTTAGTATCTATACCTCGCTATCTTAATCGTACTGCATATGGGCTTAAAGAAGATACTCTACCCTTTATTGGTATTGATGCTTGGAATGCGTATGAGTTTTCTACTCTGACGCATAATGGATTTCCTCTCTCTGGTTGGTTAAAGTTTACCTATCCTGCCAGCAGCCCTAATATTGTTGAGTCAAAGTCTGTTAAACTATTCCTTAACTCTTTTAATATGGCCAGGTTAGTTAGTTCAGAAGACACACTCTGGACAATAGAAGATAAGATAGCTTTTTATCTCAGTAGAGCAGTCGGCGCTGAGGTGAGAGTTAATATTAAGATAGGTGATGTAGATACCACTAGGCCTATGATAGGTGACTTCACGTCTCTGGAAACATATTGCAATACCAGTAATATAAACTTCGATCAGTATAATGAAAGCGCTGATATACTAAGGGTAGTTCCTAGTATTGGTCGCTATGAAAAATGGCGCTCCCATTCCCTGCGCTCTAATTGTCGAGTAACTAATCAGCCTGATTGGGGTGATGTTTATATCCATATTAAAGGTTCAATATCAGTAACGCCAGAATCCCTGCTTAAGTATATTGTGAGTATGCGAAAAGAAAATCACTTTCATGAAGAGATTGCAGAATGCATCTATAAGCGGCTATGGGATCTACTACAGCCAGAAGAACTATTGGTAGGTTGCTTGTATACTAGGCGAGGGGGTATTGATATTAACCCCATACGAGTATCGAGATCTACTCTATATAGTCAAGCACCAATTACTGATTCCTATAACTTCTGTACAAAGACGCCAAGACAATGAACCCAATGCGTATAACCTTTTCCGGTGAAGCTAACGACGTAAACGTGGATAATATCGTTAAATCCTTCTATAATAGAATGGCAACAGGCTATAAAAAGTATGGTGTTACTACTGAACGAACCGATATAGATCTACTTGGGTGGTTGCAGCACCTGCAAGAAGAACTAATGGATGCTTGTGTATATGTGGAACGCATAAAATCTGAACTAAAGGATAAACAAGATGATGGTAAATGAAGCATTAGCGCTGCTACCTAATGTTAAAGGGTGTGTAATTATTCTATCCGGGGGTATGGATAGTACTATTGCAATGCGACTGGCTATTGAGAAGTATGGTAAGGCAAATGTATCTGCTCTTACTTTCTTCTATGGGCAGAAGCAGAAGCGAGAGATCGAGATGGCAACCATGTCTACTCATATGCTGGGGGTAAAGCATAAGATAGTAGATGCTTCTTTCTTGGGTGATATATCTAAAGGGTTCTCTGCTAATGTAGATACAGATATGGAAATGCCAACGATTAAAGATGTTCTTGGCGATCCTCGTCCGAAAACGTATGTACCTAATCGTAATATGATTCTTATGTCTATTGCAGCTGCATTTGCAGAGACGCAGAACGTAGATACTGTTATATGTGGTTTGCAGGTACATGACGAATATGGGTACCATGACACTACCCAACGTTGGGTAGATAAGATTAATGAT